AAGAATTCAAAAAAACTTTCACAAATCGTGTAGATCTAGCCGGTCAGACTCTGGCTAAAGACGAAGTTAATACTTCTAGCGTAGCTAGTGATACACCGGACGGAACCGAAAAGGTTCAAAAGGAGATCCAAATGTCTGAAGTTAATACTCCAGAAATCGACTTGGAAGCATTTGCTAAGAAGGTAGCGGAAGAAACTGCTACAAAGATTGCAATGAAGCAAGCCGAACAAAAAGCCGCGGATGAAGCCGTAGCACAAGAAGTTGCTGAAAAAGCTGCTGCAGAAGCAGACGCTAAATCACAACAAGAAGCTCAAGTTAAGAGCGCAGTAGTAACTGCTGTTGAGTCAGGCGCTGAAAGGCTAATGGCTGATGTTGAAGCTAAAATGGCTGCTAAAGATGCAGATATCGCTGAAATTATCGCCCAGCATCAAAAAGAACTTGAAGAAAAGTCTGAAGAGATGAGCAAAATGCGTGACTCTAAGCGTGTATTCTCTGATCGTTCTGACAGCTCAGATACTGTCTCTAAGTGGGGCAAAGAGTTTATGAATGCACACCTTCTTGGTGTTATGACTGGTAAGGGCCTTGAAGGCACTGCGTATGGTCGTGATGTTATCGAGAAAGCTGGTGTAACTTATGCTTCTTCAGCACCTAATATTGCTACTGAAGTATCTGGTCAAATCGAGAAAGAAATCATGCGTGAGCTACGTCTTGCAAGTGCTTTCCGTGAGATTCAGATTAATTCACAGGCACAAGTGTTACCAATTCAGCAAGACGCTGGTTTGGCCACCTTTGGTACCGGAGCAGCAAATGCTCAACAAAACGGTAACTTAACAACTCGTGGCGGTGCTGCACCACAACCTGCACAGGTAACTTTGAAAGCGTTCCGCTTGATTTCTAGTACTCTTATGGATAACCATGTAGACGAAGAAATTCTTATCAATTTAATGCCTATGCTTGTTGAATCAGTTGCTCGTGCACACGCTCGCGCTGTTGATAGTGCAATCTTAAACTTTGATGTTGGCCAAAGTGGCGAGGACTTCAGTGGTTTGGTAACTATTGCTGGTTCAAACATATTTGATACTTCAGTATCTGCTGCTAATCCTGGAACTACTTCAGTAGACGCAGCTGACTTCTTAGGCGCACGTAAGCTTATGGGTAAGTATGGTATGGTTCCGAACGAACTCGTCTATATTGTGTCTCAGAAGCGTTACTACGACCTTATCGCTGATGCCGGCTTCGCAGACATCACTGATGTAGGTTCTGATGTTGCTACTAAGCTAACCGGTCAGGTAGGTTCTATCTTCGGTACTCCAGTAATCGTATCAGACAACTTCGAAACTAGCGTTGCAAACGGTGTAGAAGGTGATAATGATTGTGTTGGACTTGCGGTCAATGTTCGTAACTTTGCTATCCCACGTCTCCGTGGCGTAAATGTAGAGCAAGACTACGAAGTAATGAATCAGCGTAACGTTATTGTTGCTACTCAGTCTCTAGGCTTTAACCAGCTAGTTGCTGATACTGCAACTGACGTATCGGTTGTTCGTTTGAATGCAGTTGCTTAATACTATTTAAGCTGCATAAACTGGGGCGGTTCGCCGCCCCAAGTTTTTACTAATATACTTATGGCAAATTTAATAACATTAGCAGAGTACAAAGAAGCAGAAGGTCTATCCAACCCTAAGGATGATCTGCGTCTACAAACTCTTATACCTTCAATAAGTGAATTAGTAAAGACTTACTGTGGAAACTCTTTACTCGACTATTACTCTACCAACAAAGTAGAGACTTTTAGTATAGACTGGGCTACGAGTGTGGTTCAATTAACAGAGAGTCCTTTAAATACAGTGGTTTCAGTAGAAGAAAGGAGATCATATAATGAAGCGTATGCGACGCTTACTACTGCGAACTTCGACTATTATGTCGATGGAAATACCGACAGTATTATTAGAACTAATAGCGGTGGTCGTACTATTAATTGGGCTACAGGCGTTGGGGCCGTAAAAATTACCTATACCGCAGGGTACGCAACACTGCCGGTAGACTTAAAGTTAGCTGTAATTGACTTGGTAACATACTACTTTAAAAGAGAGCACAAAGAAAGAAGAACTCTGGGCAGTGCCTCTATACAAAATAGTGCTAGTACCAGTCAATCGGACAATGTAGGCTTCCCTGACCACATCAAACGGGTCTTAGACCTATATAAAACCTATTAAACGTGTCTCGCGCTAAGCTTAAAAAATTCCTAGAAAAAATAGAAGGAGAACTACAAGTTAATTCTTCTACTTATAGAAAAGCTGTTTCTGATGTTAAGGTACATACTTTTTATCTGAGTCTGGAAGGATTAACAGATCATATAGCCTTTCAGATGTCCTTAGACTCTGTAAATATCTCAAAAAGAGAATTAAATAGGATATGTAAGGTATTTTTCGAAGAGTTAAAGACTAACTTTATGGGCCCTTTACAAGGTGTAGAGATCTATGATAAGAAACAATCTTCTACGTCTTTCCGTCTGACTTTTAGAGCCACAGGCAGGTACAAAGGTGTAGTAGAAGGCTTAGATGCTAGAAGAACTTTTGATTATATAAAGTACATATATCGTACCCCCTACCAGAATTTTTTATCGGTAGTTCAAGTGTACTACACAAAAAGTAAGCAACAGCTAAACAAGGACGCTTTTCTAGATTTAGGGCACGCAAATGATTCTTCAGTTATTAAAAATAGAGTCTCTGATTTATTACAGAATGGTGAAATCCCTAAGAATCTAGCAAAGATACCCGAAGTAGAAACCTTGTTGAAGGCAGTAAAGGATGATAAACTCGGTACTGTAGCAGTTACCTTTGAAGCAGCGACTTTAAATAGAAGAAAAGGCTCTCAAGAAGAAGCAAAGTTTAAAAGAGATATACAAGCAGACATAAGAGCAGCTATAGAAAAACTAGATATTGTTAATATGGGAGGATCTGATACCCCTATAATAAGAATTAGAAAGAAAAGCATTAAACGAATAACAGATCCTTTTAGAAAGATAAAGAACGTAAAAGTTATAACAGAGGATACAAAGTTAGACCCTTCCAGTACGGCACCGATTAAGTTGACTAGAAAGAAAAAAGCAGCACATCAAAAATCTAGAGGTGCACCAGCTATAGGAGGCATACCCGGGGGAAGACAGACAAAAGTAAGACAAAGTTCGGTAAATCTAGGAAGTCTTATAGGTATAATAAATCAACAACTGCCTGGAGTAGTAGCTAAAAATATGAGATACCCTCGATTAGTAAATCGAACAGGAGCATTAGCAAGAAGTGTACGACTAGTTAGTATCACTCAGACTAGGCAGGGTTTTCCCAGTTTTGGGTACACTTATGATAGGTCTCCTTACGGAGTATTTGAAAGCTCAAGCGGTAGCAGACAAAGTAGTGTGGAGAGAGACCCTAGAAGTCTGATAGACGCTTCTATAAGAGAAATAGCAGCTCACTATACATTAGGAAGACTTTATACCAGGAGAGAGCAATGACAGATAGAGCTTATACATCTAGAAGAGCTAATATAGTCTCGGCACTAGTTAGTAAACTAAAAGATATAAATGGAGCAGGAGCATTTTTAAGCGACTTAGCTCAAAATGTTCATCCCAACTTAAAATTTTGGGATGAAATAGAACAATTCCCTGCAATACACTTAAATGCAGGTAGTGAAACAAGAGAATACCAGGGCGGAGGATATAAGGACAGATACTTGTCCATAACTTTGCGTTGTTATGTCAACGAAGAAGGTGCACAAGACGCACTAAATGCATTAATGGAAGATGTGGAGACAGTACTAGAAGAAAACTCTAATATAGAGTATTTTGATAGAAAAAATAACGTCTTCAACGTTCAACAGATCACGGTAGTCAGTATAGATACTGATGAAGGTGTACTAGAACCGCTAGGAGTTGGAGAGATTCTTATAGAGGTTCGTTATTAGAAAATACTGGCAGGAGCAAATGTTCACGTCCAAGTCTTTTCAAGTTTCATAGGAGATAACTATGGCACAACAGCTATATTTTAGCCGCGACTCGAAAATGTTTATTGAGTTTGACGGCGCAGTATGGGAAGTACCCGTCTTAGACGGATTTAGCTTTTCTCAAGCTACAAACAGTACTGAAATTACTTTGAACGAGATGGAATCAGCCGGTGGAGTTAGCCGTCGTGGACGAAGAGCCTTTAATGACTCTTTGGCACCGGGTGAGTGGTCTTTCTCAACATACGTACGTCCGTTTAAATCTAGTACTACAGGTACCGGTAAGGCAGATAGTGCAGCTGAAGTTCACGCAGTAGAAGAAGTTTTATGGGCTTTGTACGCAGGCGCAAAAAACTACGATACTGGCACATTTGATTTTGATACAGGCGGCACCAACGTAATTACACCAGCAACTGCTTCCTCTGTAATTACTTTAGGGTCTTCAAACTCATCAACTCTAGGTACAGCTAACGTGTACTTTGTACTGGGTGAATCTAACCGTAAAATTATGAAGTTAAGGGATATTACTGTAAACGAGGCTTCAGTTGACTTTGATATTGATGGAATTTCTACAATTAACTGGTCAGGAAGCTCTAGTGAGCTAGTAGACTTTACGGGCAGTACTCATACAGACGCGACTTTACCCGTTACGTCGGATGTCACCGGAGACGGCAGCACTATAGCAGTAGGGGATGTATGGCTAGATTCTGATGATTCTCATCGTCTTTTTGTTATGACAAATGTAACAGGCGGAGCAGAGGCAGCAACCCCTTATATTAATGAAGGGATAGCAGCTACGAGTAACTTTATTCGTAACCGTCTTACACAACTAACAATAGTACCGACTAGTCAAGACCCGGATGGTGACTCAGTAAACGAGCTAGAATCAAGCTATAGTTTGACTCTTACAGGAGGAAACGTAACATTTACTAATAATATTAGTTATATTACTCCAGAAGAATTAGGAACTGTGAACGTGCCTATTGGCCATGTTACCGGTACTCGCTCTGTTTCAGGGTCTTTCACTTGTTACTTAACAGAAGATACTGCAGCAACTAATGCTTCTGCTGATTTCTTTGAGGATGTGAGAGGTATTACTAACGTAGTTACAAACTCTTTTGCTTTAACTTTTAAGATTGGCGGAGCTTCGGGTACGCCTCGTCTTGAGATTAATATGGGCACTTGTCACGTAGAGGTTCCTACACACTCCATCGAAGATGTTATCTCCTTAGAGACAAACTTCATGGCGTTGCCTAGTACTATTACGGGAACAGATGAAGCAACAATTACTTATTTCGGCGCACTAGTATAGTCTAGCTAAGTACAAGGTAAAAAGGGGCTTAAGGCCCCTTTTTATTTGACCAAAGAAAAATAAGTCTTGACATTTTTCCTCTCCTACCTTATAATATAAATTAATCAAAAGTGAGAATGCCTTATTCTCTTATGGATAAGAACTTATGCCAAGTTATAACTTTAAAAGAGAAGCCCAACTGTTTGTCGTAGATTCGGGTAATAGGTACTTAATAGACATCAGTAGTATAAGTTTTAGTCAGACGTTTGCAGAAAAAAGTTATCCAGTAAAAACTCTGCACGCTCAAACAGACTATTTCGAAGCTAGTATTATAAATAGAGCTAATGTAGGTAACTTTTCATTTGAAATTCCTGCATTGCAAGAGTCCGACTTTACAGTTCTAACTAGTCTTTTAGTGAGTGCCAACTCTTTTGATTTGTATGTAAGTACTCCCGAAGACATTTTTAAACTTGAAACTTGTGTAATTACAAATGGTAGTTTCGTAATTGAGAAATCACGACCCCTGAGTATTGCGTTTCAAGGAGATGTAGCCAAGCTAACTCGTGGAGCAACCCTAACAGGAACTTTACAAGATAGATCTACAACTAAGTCTTATATAGTTAATCCAAAGCTGGATATAACTATAGCATCTGCCTCTCTTACAGATGTTATATCAGTTACAGCCGAATTACAGAATAATGTGTCCTGGACACCTTATTCCACAGTTCAGGCCGCTAGGGATGTAACATCTGCCGCAAATTCAATGTATCCTAGCGGGTATGTTGTGTCGAAGAAAATACTCTCAGGGTCAATTTCTCAGTATCTTACAGATACAAATACTAGTAATGTACAAACATGGAGCAATTCTCCGTCAATAGAAATACGAGCGGGTAACGGTTTATCAGGAAGCTCTTTTAGAGGGTTTTTAATAGCGGCTGCATCTAGTACTTTTACTAACAGAATGGGAACGGGGGATGTGTTCGTACAGAACTACGATTGGAGAATAACAGATAATTCTTCTTCCCTGACTTCTATACTTCAATATATAACAAACTAAGGAGATTTAGTTTAATGGATCTGAAAAAATTAGTAGTAGACAGTAAGTCTACATGGGTGGACTTCCCGGGCCTAGAAGGTTTCTCGGTAGAAGTCGCAAATCTTTCTAGAAAAGAATTAACGTCTTTAAGAAAGAGATGCACGAGCCAGAAATTTGATAGAAAAACTCGTCAATTAACGGAAAATTTGGACGAAGATAAATTCGTAGCGCAGTTTGCAGAAGCCAGCGTAAAAAACTGGAAAGGTCTGACTCTAGAGCATTTAGAGACTTTAGTACTTATAGACGCGGACGCTGAAGATTTATCCCAAGATGTACCTTTTACTGTAGAAAACGCAGAAGTACTAGTAACTGGGTCTACAGAGTTTGATACTTGGCTAAACGAGGTGGTTTTTGACCTTGATAACTTTCGTGGAAAACGAAAAGGATCAAGTAATAAAAAGACTAAAGAGACTGTTTCAGAATCTTGATACAGGAATGACCAGAGATAAATATCTGGACATGATGGAACAGCTAGGTAAGGAACCTATAGAAAGCGAGATTCCTCCAAGTGAGGACGATCTTCCTGAAATAGCAATAGTTGCTATAAACACTTTTGGAATGTTAGGGGACAGAGTGTACCCCGAGATTGGATATATGGGGAAAGATTATACTAATTTACCTCATTATATCGAAATTTTTGAGATTCAAGATAAGGAATTCTTCTTAGAGATTTTATCCTGGCTTGACTCCAGAGCTATCAAAAAGTCTGCCGAACAAATGAAGCGGCAGTATGATAAGCTGAAGAGAAAATGACGTGGCTGATAATACTGTAAAACTAACTATTAAAGTATCCGATGACGGGTCTTTACAGGTTACTGCAAAAAATGCGGATAAAGCCGCAAAGTCAACTGATAATCTGTCTAAAAGCACAGATAAGGCGTCTTCGTCTCGAAGAAAATATAGCAAAGGTGAAAAAGGAGTAGCGGGAGCAACTTCAAATAGTACTAAAGCTTTTTCTAAAATGCGTAATAGTATGACTGGGGACGGAGGTTTAGTCCCCGCGTACGCAACATTAGCTGCAAACGTATTCGCAGTTACAGCAGCTTTTGGAATTTTACAAAGAACCGCAGCAGTAAAACAGCTAGAAGAAGGACTTATCTTTACAGGAAGAGCCGCAGGCCAGAACCTTCCGTTTCTTGTAGAGAGTTTAAAAGAGATTACAGGAGCAGCCCTATCTACAGCGGATGCTATGAGAGCAGTGGCAGTTGGTACATCAGCAGGATTTAGTCAAACTCAGTTAGAAGGATTGACTAAAGTAGCTAAAGGCGCGTCTCTCGCTCTTGGTAGAGACATGGCTGACGCTATGGATCGTCTAGTACGAGGTGCCGCAAAGCTAGAGCCTGAGATTCTTGATGAATTGGGTATTATGGTACGTCTTGACGAAGCTTCTTCTAACTTTGCCTTAACACTTAATAAAACTGCAAATGAGCTAACAGTATTTGAAAAGAGGATGGCATTTACAAACGCCATCATTACTCAGGGTGAAGCTAAATTTGGAGCTTTGGCCAGAGTCATTGACCCGAACCCCTATGATCAGCTTGCCGCAACTTTTGATAACTTAACAAAGTCAGCCCTAAGTCTCTTCAACGACGTACTACAGCCTGTTCTCGGACTGTTAGGTAGTAATACAGTTATTTTAGCAGGAAGTATTGCGGCTCTAGGTGGAAGTGTAGTAAGACAGTTAGTACCTGCCTTAACCTCCGGGGGAGTTGCAATGGCAGCTATGGCCGATGAGGCCAAAGCGGCTGGAAAAGCTAACCTACAATCTTTAAAGTCGTTTAATGGAGCACCTAAGGTATTTGATAAGCTAGCAGACAAAGTAGCTGCAGGTACAGCCACTTTGGATGATAGAAAAAAACTTCTAGCAAGTATTGATAAGTCTGAACAAGCTCATCTGCGCACTATGGACTCCATGATTGCAAAGCACGGCAAAGAAAGTAAGCAATACAAAGAAAAGATAGCTAAAATGAACGGATTAGCGGAGGCCAAAAGAGTTGTAGCTGCTTCCGAGGTTCTGGATACCCAGGCAAAAGTAGCAAATACTCAAGCAACAGTATTAAACGCAGCAGCTCAAGGAAACCTTAAAGCTATGTTAGCTGCATTGCGGGTCGCATGGGCAACAGATATTGCAGCAACTTTAGCGTCTACAAAAAGCAAAGGAGCTCTCACTACAGCACTAGCATTACTTCGTACAGGATTTTCTCTTACTATTTTTTCTGTAAAAGCCTTTTCTATTGCTCTGCTAAATAGTATTCCCATAATCGGACAAATATTATTAATACTGGGCTTAGTAGTGCCTATGATAATCGATTTTTTCAGCGAACCACCGACTGCATTAGAAGAGGCCATCAAAAGTAATGCAGAAGCAATGAGCAATCTAGCTGAAATAAATGCGCAGCTTGCTATTACCTACTCTCAAAGTACTACTGCCGCAGAGAGGTTTTTTGCAGTTCTTGAAGCTAGTACAGGAATTATTAATACCACAAATCAAGCCGTACAAAACGTGATACAAAGTCAGCTTACCGAGCAGCTAGGTAAAGAAATGAAAGCTCGAAAAAAGGTTGCAGAGGCTGTTCTTGCCCAAGAACGTGCCCAACAGGCTCTTAAGAAGGAACAAGAAGAAGGTGTAGGCTTTATAGATAGAATGGTGATGGGTTTCGCCCAAGGCGCTCTCATGCAGTCACAAAGCTTAGAAAAGGTTGAAACACCTATGCAAAATGCCTTGACGAAGGCCTCGCGCGCATTAGATAAGGCCAAGAAGGAGCTGGAGGACGTATTTACATTTTCAATAACCGATGTAGAAGCAAGTTCAGAGGCTATGCTTACAGCCTTAATAGCGGCAACTTCAGCATTACAGACACAGAAAACAATGGCACAGGCTACGGGCAAGAGTGGAGAAGAAGTCGAATTATTAAAGCAGCGAATAGATGGTCTTAAAAACATCATGCTAGAGCTAAACGCGGGTGGTAGCGTAGAGAACGCAGCAGCGCAAATGACAGCTTTAAATACAGCAGTTCTTGCAACCCAAGATGCTGCTAAATCTGCTACCGATGCTATGCGTACTCTTCAAACATTATTTGTAGATAACACTAAGACAGGAGGAGAGTTTGGAGACAAAATTGAAGCGACTCGTACCATCTTAGAGAAACTAAAGGCGGGAGGCTACGATGAGATCGTTAAAAAATATGGACAGTCTTTTGACCTTTTAGGAGTCGCTAGGGGCGACGTATCGGCTTTCTCGGAAGCGCTTAACCAAATGATAGACGTAAATGATAGACTACTGGCTATGCCTTATGAGGAGCAATTAACAAAAATTGCAACTATGGGACTCAGGAATGCAGGATTAGAGCAGTCAGCTCTTAAGCAGGAATTATCATTAAACGAGAAAAAGAAAGAACTACTTTATGATCAAATGTCAATTGCAGCAAGACAAGGGGATACTGCAAGAATACAGGAAATTAACTTAACTTTACTCCAGCTAGAGTTAGATACGAAAACAAAACTAAACAAAGAAGAAGCAGAGAGAAATAGACTATTAGGCTTGAGAACTGGAGCAAGCAGTGAAATAACTGCGGGACAGACAGCCATAGACATCGGCAGTACACTGCCTGAGAACGCAACAATAGGAGAGACATTTAGTTCCGAGAACCTAGCTAGTATGAGGGAAGGTTTCCAAGGTATGATTGGCGATTTAGCCAAGCTTGGCCCTGAAGGAGAAGTAATGGCTGCTATAACTCAAGGCGCTTTTATTATGTCTGAACAGTTTGCAGGAGCTTTTGAAAAAATGGAAGAAGGTACCTTCGGATTGGCAGATGGAATAGGTATAGCAGCCTCGGCCATTAGTCAACTAGGTGCAATTCAATCAGCACAAGGAAAAGCTGCCGTAGCATCTATAGACAAGGAGATTAAGGCAGAGCAGGCTAGAGATGGACAGAGCGCAAAAAGTGTAGCTAAGATTAAAGCTTTAGAAGCAAAGAAAGAGGCTACAAAAAGAAAGAACTTTGAGCGTGATAAAAAGATGCAGATGGGGTCGATTGTAGCATCTACAGCCGTCGGTATTATGAAAGCATATGAGCAAGGCGGGATGCTTGGGTTTGTCACCGGTTCTATTATAGCAGCAATTGGTGCTATGCAGTTAGCAACTGTTGCGAGTAGCTCCTATGATGGGGGCGGTTCATCAGCGGTAGCCGGAGGAGGAGCACCTAGTAAAGTTACTATGGGGTCCAGGTCTAATGTATCTGATCTTGCTACTTCAAGGAGTGCAAGAGGAGAACTTGCGTATGCAAGAGGCGAGTCAGGCACAGGTAACATGTCCAACTTTAAATCAGCTTTTTCGGGCTATAGAAGTAGAGCAGAGGGCGGGAATACGGGATTAATAGTAGGAGAACAGGGACCGGAGTTATTTGTTCCTGAAATGCCGGGCAGAATAGTTCCTAATGATGACATCGCAGCAGGCGGAGTAAGTAATGTAAGCTTCAATATCAATGCAGTAGACGCATCAGGAGTAGAAGACTTACTCGTTGCACAAAGAGGGAACATCATAGGAATGATTAGACAAGCCGCAAATTCATACGGGCAGGACTTTGTAGAGGATGTAGACACTTCAACGTTTACACAATCTGCAGGTGGAGTGAGTAAGTACTAATGACAACTTTTGCAACTTTTCAGAATATTTTACCTGATCCTAATAATACAATTGGGGCAGCAGGCCAAGTAGCAGGAAACGCAGGCCCGGGATTTGCTTCAGTACAATTGACTTCTACTCAGCCTGTTATTAGAGACTCTACAAACTCAGGACAGTTATTAGCCAGGGCAATAGCAGCGCACAAGTGGTCTGTGAACATAACCTATAACCCTATGGTTAGATCAGACTTTGAGAATATATACTCCTTTATTATCAGTAAGAGAGGAGCGTTGACTCCCTTTTATGTTTCCCTGCCTCAGCACAGAGTGCCACAAGACTCAACTTTTGCAGCCTGGACGGACACTGTTAATTTAGACGCAAGTGGAGCCTTACTAGCAGGGACTACTAGTGCTTTACTAGGAAAAACAGGCTATAGTAATACTACTAATAAAACTCCTCTTCCCGGAGACCTATTTAATATAGATGGCGTAAACTCGAACCACACCAAAACTTACATGGTAACTAGGGTAGAAACTACTAGTGACTATCAGAGTGGCCAGCCTCAGCCTGCCTCAAACCAAGTTCGAATACATTTTGTACCGGGGCTACAGAAGGGCGTATCTAGCGCAGACGATTTTGTTTTCCATAATCCACTTATTAAAGTCGTTGCAAAAGATGTTCAACAGTATTCATTAAAAACAGATAACTTATACCAGTTTTCGTTAAGCTTAGAAGAAGTACAGTAATGACAATTAGACAGCTAAATAGTACTTTAAGAGATTCTTTATTAGAAGGGGATGCATTTGCCTACGCTCACCTTGTAAAGTTTGAGAAACCAGTAGTAACAGAGGGGGGTAAGAGCGCCCGCAGAGCCTCGGATTATACTTATATAACAGACGGCTCTCAAGAGATAGTATTTGATGACGGTAGTAAAGACGTATCGGGCAACTCTAATGGGGCCCAAACTTATTTGCCAGGTAAGCTAATTTCTGTTGGCGAAGTATCAGAGACTACACAAGCTAAAGTTTCAAGCATGACTTTAAAGTTGTCTGCTGCTGCTTTAAGCACGTCTCTAGTCGCTAATATTACTATTAACTCCTCTTCTATTACAGTACCCTCCTCGGCCTCTAATTTCATAGAAGTAGGCTTTAGAGAAGGTGACTTAGTGCAGCTGCTAGGAAGCGGAAGTAATAATGAACTTAAAGTAAGACTTAATAGCTTCTCAAATGACAATAGAACCGTCAGCATTACTCCTATGGATGCTGTAACTAATGAATCAAATACAGCTTACGGTATAAATTTTGCTAGTTCAGAAGTAAGCGGTATATTGAATACTCGTGCGGATACAGGGTACGCAGGGTATATCAATAGAGATGTTTTTGTGTATAAAGCTCACTTAAATGTTGAAACGGGGCTAATTATAGGTGCTCCTTACTTATTATTTAAGGGTATCATCTCTACAGGTAAACTTTCCGAAGATGTAACTAGCAAGTCAGAGGTATCTTGGGGACTAACTAGTCACTGGGGAGACTTTAATAGAGTAAGCGGCAGATTAACTAGAGATGCGTCTCACAGAGCCTTGGATGCTAATAATGTGCCAGACCCAGAGAGTGTGCACAGACCCGCTTATGCTACTGACCTAGGCTTTCTCCATAGTGAGCAAGCAGTCAATCTAGTCTCTACCTATCAGGTACAGGAAACTCGAACAAAAATTAAACACAAGAAAGGATTCTTGGGCTTTGGTTCGTCTGTAAAACAGACAGAATATGAAGTATCAGTTGACAGAGAGGTAGATTTACGATTTAACTTAGATTCTAAGTATCTGCCTGTGCTGTACGGTGTAAATAAGATAGACAGTATACCCGTATTTGTAGATACTTTAGCTACTGATTCTAGACAGATTTTTGTTGCCTACGCAATCTCGGAAGGAGAGATTGGGGGTATTTACGACATATATTTAGATGATACGAACTCCGTATGTTTAGACGCTAATGATAGTGCTACAAGAACTCCCTCAGCAGGTAATGCTAATAACGACGATAATGCCATAGATGTAGTCTGTTACGGCAGAATGGATAGAGGAGATACTCTTTCGTCTAAGGTACGAACTTCCGGAACCTTTACAGGATATGGACATACGGCTGGTCGGGGGTATAGCGAGTGGCTAGGCATAGGGGAAGAAAGCGGATTTGCTCAATATGATATAGGAACTCCTATACCTAACTTTAATCTGGGAGGAGCATCTACTCAGGGTGCCGGAATAACACATGGAAAAGCCACACACTTTGATATACCTATAAATTCTAGTATAACTATACATACCGGAAAGTCGGACCAAAGAGCGGACTCTGTTTTAGTACAGAACGCTAGCAATTTTAAAGTTGGTCAGGACTACTATACTGGGTCGTCGGACTACTGGGGTGCGAGCCATCGACTATTGGACACTGCTTATGCAGTAGCTAACTATACTATTGGAGAGGGAGAAACTACGATACCCTCCTTAGAGTTTGTTGTAAGAGGCAGAGGCATTCGCTGCTATAACTATGACTATTCTTACGAACAGTATCCTTCCTATGAAAGTAGTGATACGGCTCTTACTTCCTGGAATATAGGAGAAAGCGTTACTATTAAAAGAACTAGCAACGATGCAGTTCTGTCCTCCACTACTATAGCAGATAAGTACCAAATCACTAATATGGATGGTACTATCTCTACTCGAGTACGCTTAGCAGATAATCCTGTAGGTACGACTGAAGAAACAAGCTTTTATATGCAATCTGGTTCTAAAGTATACCATTTTGCAGCTACGGGTCACGTTGCTAATTCAGGCACAGTGCCTGAATTACTACAAACAGTAGTATCCTCTGCAGCAGCAGCTTCGGATAATAATTCTGCTACTGTTGTTCTAACTCCAGGCACTGCCGCTTTTAATGCCGCTATGGAGGCGGGTAGATTGATAAGCTTTACTTCTTCTAATATTTTTTCAAAAGATTGGTTAGATAGTTTTGTATACACATTTACTGCATCTACTAATACAGTAACGGGACTAGGCAATACTGGCTCAGGTGCTTCCAACTTAGCAACTCAGTATATTACCGTGAAAGACGGTATAGCCTTGGCGTCTAATGCAAGTAGTGTTGATGACACTTATAACGAACTATTCATAGAGTTGACTTCTGTAAAAGCAGACAATAGTGTTAAAGTTCAACGCAGAACAATACTAGACTATGATGGCACTACTAAGGTAGCTACTGTGTCTACTCCTTGGGATGAGGATTCTATACCCAAAGCCTCCGATACTTATAAAATATTTTTTAGAGAGGATGTAAGAGTATCTATAAATCCTGCTATGCAGTTTTTGGATTACGCAACTAATACTAGATTCGGTGCAGCTCTAGAAATAGGGGAAGACCTAAACTTAGAGTCTTTTCTAGACTCTGCTAGAAAATGTGATACTCGTTCCGATGTTACAATGCTGTTAACGGCTGCTCCAACTGTCGGCCAAGTATATAAGTACGCTACCTCAGGCGGTAAAACTCTATGGCAGGGAACAGTAGAAAGTGTAGTTTCAGTATCTGCAGGAGGTACTAAGTACTCCACTACGTTTACGAATGTTGTAGGCAAGCTAGGACTTAGATGGGAAAACTGGAAAACCATATATACTGGCGAGTTTTACTACTATAAGGGTGCTTTACATCAAGCTAGCTCTGATGGCATACCCGGCACTCCTAGTACAACTAGCAGCATAGGCTCGTTTAACTTAACTAAAGTTAGCTCGGGAGCAGGGCCTACAACAGTAGGAGTAGACGTAGATTCTACAAGGAATCATGATGATAACCCTATAGTTAAAAAGTTTAAGACTGCTACTATATTTGACTCGGGATACGAATTGTACGACTCATGTAGCGTTAAGTATTGGAGATACATCGGGTGGGAGTCTCAAAATCAAAGAGAGGTTACTCGGCATCAAACTAATGTAGTAATTGATACAAAAAATCCTGTTTTCTCTAACATTAATAGTATGCTTAATCATTTCAATGGTCTTATTAGATATTCTAATGGTCAGTACTTTTTAGATGTTAAGTCTGCCGCTAGTCCAGCTACTTCGGTAACTGTGAACGGCACTACTTACGAAGTAGAAAAAATTACAGAAGACCATATAGTAGGTAACATTGATGTAGAAGATGCTGGCCAGAAGGGTACTTTTAATCATGTAGACGTCTCTTTAAAGGATCCTCAGAACTTATTCGAATCCAGATCTGTAGTTTTGTTTGACTCAACTTACTTAAAGCAAGACAGAATGGTACCTAAGAAAGGCAGTGTTAAGAGCCCTTCTATATCTAATTATTACAACGCTAGGATTAATGCGAAACAATACTTAGAGCAGTCTAGAGCCGGGTTGAAAGTTAACTTTACTCTAGGTCCGTGGGCAATATTACTAGTAGCCGGTGACATAATTCAACTAAGCTACTCTAGATTTGGTTGGTCTAATAAGCTATTCCGTATTACTAATTTAAGATTTAAGAATAACTGTCTAGTCCAAGTAACTGCTGAAGAACATGAAGATGGAGCCTTTATAGTACAGCCTACTAATGGCGGTATAATTGTACCTGTGGACGGTACAAGTGCAAACGTACCTGCACCTGTTGCACCTAATAGTTTAACAGCTACTCAGAATAGTAGAGGAGGTATTGAATTAAACTGGACAAATCCTTCTAACTTTAACGCATCTGTATACACTGTTCAAATATGGAGATCCGCCACTAACAATAGAGCAGTAGCAGAGCTTATAGGAACTTCGAAAAGCGGAGTATACACAGATACAGTAATAGAAGGTGGAAGTACCACTAAGTATTATTGGATTAGATACACGGTACTAACTACTTCTCAGCGAACCTCAGGAGTAGCTCCTAGAGAAGTATTTTCAGCATACCATCCCACCTCAGCAACAGCTGGAGTGTCTGGTATTTCAGATGGTGCAAGGGATGCATTACTATTTACTTTAAGTAATGATAATGTTACTGTACCAGCAAACTCTAGTGGGGCACCTACATCTCTCGCAAATACTTCTACCATCATACAAGTATTTGCGGGGTCAACGCCCCTTACTTATGATGATTCGTCTCCCTATGCTAACTCTTCGTTCAGAGTATCTAGTGTTGCAGTGACGGGCGTACCTGGTAATAGCTCTGTTACTACTACAAGTAATTCCTATCAATTAGGAGATATTACTTCTATGACGGGCAGCATCGGTACTCGTACTTTTACAATAGTAGCAACAGATAGTCTGGGCGCAACAACAACAATTACTAAAGTTCAAACTCTTACAAAAGCTAATTCAGGTATAGTTGGCGTAGACTCTAGAGCAGTAAACCTTACTGTTGGTGACCAAGTATTTAGTTATTCGGATGCAGGAGTAACTCCTTCTCCTACGAGTACTACTGTAACTGCGACTAAATTTAATAGTCCTGGAACAGCTTATTTTAATTTTATTAAGAACGGTACTTCTGTACAGCATACTACTTCAAATACTTATACATATAGCCCTCAAGCTAACGTAAGTAACATGCCTGACACTATTAAGGTAGAGTTACGTGAAGGAAGCACAGCTCAGTCAGTTTTAGCAACTGATCAGATAACGCTATCAGGAATAAGACCTGGTGTAGATGCCTTTGCTGTTATTCTAACTAATGAATCTCATGCTTTACCAACAACAAGCGGAGGGGATGTAACGTATACTGGTTCCGGCACAAATGTTTTAGTCTATAAAGGTGTAACTCCGCTTAATAGTGTGGCAGGAACCCCAGGAGCGGGGCAGTTTCAGGTAAGTCGTAGTGGTAGCGGTATAACTCCAGGAGCAGTAACTGTAGTAGGTAATAGTGCCCAGATAGCAAATCATAGCGAGATGACAGCTACTCAGGCAACTGTAACTATTACTATCAATATAGAGAATACTGCTACCTTTACACGTGTGCAGTCTCTTACTAAATCTATAGCGGGTGCAGACGGTGCTAGTATTACGGGTCCAACAGGTTCCAGAACGGTAACAGGATATGTGTATTATCAGTCCCCTTCCACAAGTAATCCTGGTACTCCTGTACTTAGTGGCTATAATTATTCTACGGGCGTTTTTAGCAGTAAAACTAGTAACTGGTCGGAAGACGCTCCTGAGTTTGTTGCAGGAAATTCAAATAAGTATTGGTACTCTTCTTACGTAGTAACCGAGTCGTCTTTTGGAGGTACTCAAACTGTGACGGAAGCTACCGCCAAGCCAGGAATTGGATTCAGCGGTTTAGTAACTTTTCAAGCAGATGGAGACATAGATGATGGTACTAACACATATAACCCAGCAGCAAGAGTTAACGCGGGTGTTACTACTATTAATGGAGGAAAAATAACAGCTAATAGTATTAATGCTGCACAGCTAACAATATCTTCTAATAGTTCTACCAATAGTTCTATGTTTTTTGACGGAACCAATAATAGAATAGATATTAAAGATTCTAATGGAACTTTGCGCGTTAGAATAGGAGACTTATCATAGCAGAAATGGGACAGACCTTAGAAAAATAAAACTTGACTACGCACGTCCCCTTTGTTATAATTTCATAATGGAGAAATATAATGAGTGCAGCTAACTACGACCTAGTGATTGACCAAGGATCGACTTTTGCTATTGACTTAACAGTCAAGGTAGCGGGAATAGCTAAAGATCTTACAGGCTACGCTGCTCGTGCAAAAATTAAAACCAGCAAAAGTGCAACCTCAGATGCTGCTGAATTTACTTGTACTATACCAGCACCTTTAACAGATGGTATAGTAAAGATGGAGCTTTTGCCCGCTATTACAGCTAATCTTGCGCCCGGCCAGTACTTTTATGACTTAGAAATACACACACCCGATAATGTCACGGTTAAGAGACTTATCGAAGGCACAGTAAATCTTACTGCGGGAATTACGGTGGGAGCTAGTGGCTGAACAAAATACTACTCAAGTAAATGTAACCGAAGAAGTAAACGAGCTTACCGTACTTGGAGCCAGCGCTATAACAGTAGATATTGTAGGCGACGAGACAGATTTAGTAGTGAACAACTTTGCTCTTCCTATTAATGCTTCTGCTTCTAACGTATACTTTGCGCCCTATGGCCAAATTACAGCAACTAATATTAATGAAGCTGTAAAGCAACTAGCAGATTTAGCTTCTTATTCACAAGACAATACACCTGCCGCAATCGGCGGCTCCTCTGTAAGTGAGGGAAATATTTGGTATGATACTGATGATGACCAAATAAAAATATATCGCGAAACTAGTACTGGCAACTTTGAGTGGGTACCTATAATTGTAGGTGCAGCTGGAGATGACTCGGACACACTAGACGCAGGGGCCTTTTAAGGCCGCCCGGAGTTACAGATGGCTCAAACAATTAGAATCAAACGCAGTAGTTCAACCGCGGCACCTAGTACCTTGGTCGCAGGTGAGTTAGCATACTCTGACAGTAGTGATAAACTATGGATCGGGGCACCTGCAGACAATGCTGTTATTGCAATTGGTGGTAAGTTGTACACTGATATGCTCGACCACACTGCAGGTACGCTTACTCTTAGCAGCGCTATTGTCGTAGATGCTAATAGCAAAATCGATCAGCTTAAAACTGCAAATCTTACTATAAATGCTAATGCTATTACTTCTGGTAGTGGTGATATTGATTTAGTTGCTGCAGGCAACCTCGATATTGATGCAGGTACTCTTGATTTTACTACGCAAGCAACCGAATTTAGCATTAAAGACAACGAAGCTAACTCTATAACCTTCAAAGAAAACAATAATAAATATCTTACTCTCGTAACTACAAACTCGGCTGAAGGCGTAGTCTTAGACAAGCCGCTTACTATTGGCTTAGACGGTACCGCAGGCTTTACTCTGCCTACTGTTGATGGTACTAATCTTCAAGCCTTAGTGACAGATGGCTCAGGCGCAGTTACTTGGGCAAATGTAACTACTGTTCTTAGAATTAGCGGTGACTCAGGAGTTGCAGACGTATCTGGAGAAACCGCAGCGTATACTATCTCTGGCACAGATGCTATAGATACAGCCGCAAGTGGTACTGAATTAGCAATTTCTATCAAGTCTGCTTCATATACTCAACTAGGCGCATCTAAGTTTGATTCTACAGACTTTACAGTTACAGCAGGAGCTGTAGTTGTTAATCCAACTACTATAGGTAGTACTCAAGTAAACCCTGGTGAGACTACTACGGCATTTGCAGGTTTAACTCAATTAGACGTTGACAATCTTACACTAAATGGTAATACTGTATCAACTACTAATAGCAATGGTAACTTAGAGTTAGCTCCCCAAGGAAATGGCGTTGTAAATGTTCCTGCTTCCTATAAAGATAGACCTAATTTTGGTACAAACTCCTTAGTACCAAAAGCTTATGTAGACGCTGTAAAACAAGCACTAGATATAAAAGCTTCTGCTAAAGTTGCAACTACTGCAAACTTAGCTTATACTTATGCTAATGGAGCAGGTACTTTAACAGCAGGTAGTGTAGGGGCGGTTTCTATAGATGGAGTAGCCTTAGACACTGCTCATGTTGCAGACGTACCAGGTACTCCGGGCGTTCCTCAAAGAGTTCTTGTAAAAGATCAGACCGATGCTTTTCAAAACGGTATTTATAATGTAACTACTGTAGGAGATGGTTCCAATGCGTTAGTACTTACTCGTAGTATAGATGCTGATACTGACGAAGATCTTACTGGCGGAACATTTGTTTTCGTTGAAGCTGGAACCGTAGGCGGTAATAACGGATTTGTATTTACACACGACGGTATACCCACACTAGGCACCACCGCTCTTCCTGTATCCCAGTTTTCAGGTGCAGGCCAGGTTATAACAGGCACTGGCTTAGTTAAGACTGGAAATGAAATAAATATAGGATCAAGTCCTACAATTTTGTCACAAGCTGATCAAGTCGAGATTAGGGGTATTACTACTACAGCAATTGGTGATTTACTAATAGGTGCTGCATCTGACGCAGGGTATACTCGTCTTGTCAAGCCTTCTGGGGACGTAACAGCTTCTGATTACGTACTGAGCATGGGCACTAATGGTGTCGCTGCATGGGGCAACATATTAGATGGCGGCACATTCTAAATAGAATACTCTACATAAAATTCTCCGCGTATATACGCAATTCTTAGGAGAGCCAAATGGCACAAACTATCAAATTAAAGCGGACTTCCACAGCGGGGTCCGCTCCTACGACCGCACAACTTGCTCTTGGAGAAGTTGCTATAAATACCTATGATGGCGACATGTACATCAAGAAAAATGTTTCTGGCACTGAGAGTATCGTACACCTTAACAGAGGTTCTGTTTTTTTCACACAATCAGCCTCCGCCCCTTCTAGTCCATTGGAAGGAGATATGTGGCGTGACGAAGACGATCTAAAAACTTATATCTACTACAATGACGGTAGCTCATCTCAATGGGTAGAAATCTAGGGGCGCTTTATGGCATTATCATTTCCTTCCAGTCCAAGTAATGGCGATACCGTAACAGCGGGCAATATTACTTGGACTTTTAACTCTTCTAAAGGCGTTTGGCAGAACAACGTTATCGGTCTGTCTGGCGCTTCTATAACTATTGCTGCCGACTCAGGCTCTGATGATCTTCTCACTCTAGGAGAAGATACTTTAACAATAGCAGGCGGTACGGGTTTAACAAGTACTGTTTCTGACAATCAAATATCTATAGCACTTGACAATACTGCCGTTTCTGCTGGACAGTACGGAGCGTCTAATGCTATTCCTCAGATCACAGTCGACGCACAAGGTCGAGTAACAAGTATAGCTACTGTAGATAATACTCCTACTGCGGAAATAGGCGTAGAAGACTCTATTATGGCTGCTACTGAAATAGTATCTGGCACAGCTTATGTTATAAAAGGGCTGGGAAATACGAACTGGGTAAGTCTAGGTGCAACAAGTGTAACAGCCCCTAATTTAGTTAATGGCACACAATATATAATTACCTCAGTAGGGAATACTACTAACTGGACTGCTGTAGGTGCTGATAATACCCCCGCTGTAGGAGAGATTTTTACAGCAAATACAACGGGAGCAACAGGAAACGGTACCGGCACCGCTTTACAGACAGCTTTTACTGCATCAGGAAATGGTTCGGGTACCGGCACGGTAATGTTAAACTCTACCCACTTTGTGACTTTTGTAGATTCTCGTACGGGAACTTCAGATATCTTTGCTAGTTCTGCAATGACATACAATCCCGGCACAAATACTTTTCAGGCAGGCAATGTTAACGGCTCATTTAGTGGATCGTTTTCAGGAGAATTTGCGGGAACCTTTACAGGTGTAAGTAGTTCAGCTTCTGTTGCTCAAACAATTAGCATTGTTAATAATGCTGGTGATGATGAAAGTATGTTTCTCATCTTGGCAGACGGCAATTCGGGAGTAAGAAATTTAGAAGGAAGCTCGGGCTTATTTTATAATCCGAACAGTACTATTCTTACTTCTCCTAAATTTGCTGGAGCTTTAACAGGTAATGTAACTGGTCAAGTATCCACACTAACAAACCATGACACTTCCGGCTTATCAGAAGACTCAAACGCAACAGTAACAAGTGGTACAATGTACTACACAGATGCTAGAGTCGCCACGAAGATTAACTCCTATGTGACTGGATCCACTGGAATTACTGTAACCAACGGAAGCGTAAGTTTAAACGATACCACAGTAACCGGCACTAGTTATGGAAGTGCCAGTGAAGTACCTACCTATACAGTAGATGCTCAGGGTAGACTAACGGAAGCGGCAAATGTAACGATAGCAATACCGTCTACACAAATTACAGATTTCACAACAGCGGTAGAAGCAACTTTAAGTGTTGCTGGCAGTCAAACCGGAGATGGAAGTCTAACATATGACAATACCACTGGAGTATTTACATATACTGGTCCAAGTGCTTCAGAAACAAGAGCACATATAACAGGTGGTACTGGAGTAACGATTACTAACGGCTCTATTGCTATTGATCAATCAGTTGCTACAACTGCCAATGTAGAATTTAATCAGGTAACAGCAGACTTAGTCGGCAACGCAGATACAGCTACTAGTGCGGCTGCTCTAACTACAGCTGTATCTATAGGCGGAGTATCTTTCGACGGTAGTGAAAGCATTCCCCTACCAGGTGTTAATGCTACGGGTAATCAGAACACCACCGGTAATGCAACCACAGCTACTACAGCTACTACAGCTGGGAGCTGGACTAATGCAGTAAATCTTACATTAACAGGAGCAATAACAGGTACAGCTAGTGTTCAAGGTACCGGTAATGTAACACTCGATACTAGCCTGGGGGGAACTTCAGGTACAGTAACTATAGGTGCAGGTACTGACTCTACTCAAGATTTATCTTTTAGTACATCAGGCGCTCGTCTAGATATTGACGGAACTGCTAATGAAATAGACGCCACTGTAAGTAAAACAGGCGAAGTAGTCACAGTACAACTAGGCTTGCCTAGCGATGTAACTATTGGGAATAATCTTTCTGTAACTAACGATTTCAGTGTGGCTACAAATAAATTTACTGTAGACGGTACAACAGGAAATACTGTAATTGCAGGAAACCTGACAATTCAAGGTACTACCACTACAGTTGATTCCAACACTGTTAACATTGGCGATAACATTATTGTTCTTAATGCTGACGAAGATGGTACTCCATCTCAGAATGCAGGAATAGAAATAGAAAGAGGAAATCAAACTAATGCCTCTTTCTTGTGGGACGAAGCTAATGATTATTGGACTACGGGCGCGTCTCATGGGTTAAATGTACCAGCATTAACAGCTACCAACATTACAGGCAATGTTGCAGGCAATGTTACAGGCAATGTTACAGGTGATGTTACAGGTAATGTTCTTGATGCTGGCGGTAATAGTGTACTATCAATTGCTACCAGTACCTCCATATCTAAATTATCAGGTAAAGCGGATAGAGCTATACAAGTACTCACTAATGAGAGTACTGCAGCCACTTTATTCCCTGTAGCTTTCTTTAATACAGGGGGAACGACAGAAGACCAAACCTTTGGGCAGGCCAGTGCAGGCACATTTAAAACAACGTTAACGGATTCTGATACACTAAAGTACCAGCCTAGCACGGGAACACTATACGCTTCTAATTTCTCAGGTAACGTTGCAGGTTCCTCTAGCTCCGCGTCTACAGTTGCTATAGGTCAAGAGTTCACGAGCAGTAGTGACCATTTTCTTACTTTTGTAAACTCGTCAGATGCAGGCAATAGATCTGTAAAAGTAGATAGTTTACTAAAATTTGTTCCGGGTACTAATACTTTATACTCTACCAACTTTAACGGAGCACTATCAGGTAATGCAACTACTGCCTCTGCTTTGGATACCGCAAAAACCATCACTCTAGGTGGTAATTTAACGGGTAGTGTATCTTTTGACGGATCGGCAAATGTAACCCTCACGGCCACTCTTAATGCAATTGCATTGGATCAGATCTCAGCAGGTACTGTACAGATTAGTTCAGAGACTTTTGCTGATAACGACTTTACTATAATGACCTCTGCTGCAATTCAAGATAAGATTGCTGCTGATATTGCAACTTATAACTATTCAACAACTACTGGTACAGTAACAAATGTTGGCGGCGGAGCAGGTCTTACTGGCTCAATTACAACAACGGGGGCATTAGCAGTCGGTGCCGGTACACACATTATTGTTAATACTAACGATATAGCAGTAGATGTCGCATCAGCAAATACAGCGAATAAAATCGTCGCTAGAGACAGTAGCGGTAACTTTAGTGCTGGTATAGTAACAGCAGACTTAGTTGGTGATGTAACGGGTAATGTAACAGGTAACGTATCGGGGTCTTCCGGCACTGTATCAAGTTTAAGTGGATTAACTACTGCTAATTTATCAGAGAATACTAATTTATACTACACAGATGACAGAGTTCAAACTAAAGCAAGAGCCTTATTAGAACACTCCAATCATGTCGGAGCGACCGTAGCATTTGATTCAACTTCTGATGAGTTGGAAATCACTGTCACATCTTCCAGTAATCTAAGCCTACAAGATGCCTCTAATGCGGATAGTTCTCATTTTCTTACTTTTGCAGCAGGCGCGGATGGCTCTGAGGCCATACTTACCGACTCAGGGTTAACTTATAATCCTAGTAGTAATATTTTATCGGCAACTTCTTTCTCAGGAGGGTGGTCAGGAACAACAATTCCTGTAGCTAAGGGTGGCACTGGACTAACATCAGTAGCGGCTGACCAGATTATATATACTACAGGCGCAGATACGTTTGGCTCCTCCGATATATCTTCGTTCGGTAGAACCATAATCGATGATGCTGACGCATCAGCGGCCAGGACTACACTCGGCATAGGGTCTATAGCAACTCAGTCCTATACTTCTGTAAATATAGATGGTGGTGCAATAGACGGCACTATTATTGGGGGAACGACTAAGGCGGCAGGTAGTTTTACAACTATTAATGCTACTGGTACAATTACAGGCAACTTATCCGGTAATGTTACGGGTAACGTATCAGGGACTTCTGGTTCAACAACGGGTAATGCTGCTACAGCTACAGCTTTAGCAACTGCTCAAAACTTTAGTATAACGGGCGATGTAACAGCTTCTGCAATTAGTTTTAATGGAACAAGTGCCGTTGCACTAAATACCACTCTAGCGACTACTATGAATAGTGCTAATGCTGCTACTACTCCGGGTACTTTTGGTTCAGGAACAACAATACCTCAAATAACAGTAGATGCTAAGGGAAGAGTTACCTCTGTAGCCACTGTTGCTGCAAGTTCTAGTTCCTCTCAAACAATATCTGACGGCACCAACACAGATGCAGTAACTGCAGGTACGGATACATTAACGTTCTCTGGGGGAGAGGGAATAACTACCGCTGTTACTAATAACCAGGTAACTATATCAGCAGAACTTGCTACAGCATCAAATAAAGGTGTTGCATCCTTTGATACGACAAACTTTTCCGTTTCTGGCGGCGCAGTAACTATTAACCCAGAAAGAGTACAAGATATAGTCGGTGCAATGGTTAGCTCCAACACTGAGAGCGGGATTACTGTTGTTTATCAGGATGATGATGGCACGTTAGATTTTGACGTTAATGACTTCACTATCACATTAGGCAATGATTTATCAGGAAACCTAACAATTACAGACCTAGCAGGTGGAACGTTGAACGCAACTATTGCTGACAACGCCGTAGCTCTAGGCACTAAAACAACAGGTAACTATGTCGCTACAATAGCTGATGCAGGCAATTCACATATTACTGTAGCCAACTCAGGCTCTGAAAGCGCTGCAGTCACTCTAAATATTGCAGATAGTGCGATTGATACGGATCAGATTGCTACCGACGCCGTAACTCTAGGAACTAAAACAACAGGTAATTATGTAGCAACTATTGCAGACGCAGGTAACAGTGCAATAACAGTAGCTAACAGTGGCACTGAAACAGCAGCAGTAACATTAGATATTGCAGCAGAAGGTGTAGGCACTGCAGAAATTGAAAATTTAGCTGTTACTTCTGCTAAACTTGCAGATGATGCCGTTACTAACGCTAAACTAGATAGTACTACAAATTTTGAAGCTGTAAACTCGGATGTTATTAGAACCGGTGCTATTACTACTGTTAAAATTGCAGATGATGCTGTTACTAGCGCTAAATTAGATACTAATATTCAAATTGCGGGTAATTTAACAGTTGATGGCAATTTGACAGTATCAGGAACCAGAGTACAAGTAGATGTAGAAACTCTGTCTGTAGAAGACTCCCTGATAGATCTGGCTAGAAATAACAGTACGACTGATGCAGTTGATATTGGTTTATACGGCCTCTATGATACGACAGGCTCCCAAGATGTATATGGAGGCTTATTTAGAGATGCCTCTGACTCAGGCAAATGGAAACTATTTAAGGATCTACAGACAGAACCCACTAGTACCGTTCTTGTAACAGGCACAGGGTATACTACAGGCACACTAGTTGCTGATATTGAAGGTAATGTTACTGGAGACGTTACTGGAGCAGCTACAAAAGTAACAGTTATAGCGGATAACAATACTAACTCTACTAATAACATTACTTTTGTCAATGCAGCCAGCGGTGACAGACAGGTCAGAACAGATAATCAATTAACTTATAATCCTAGTACGGGTACTCTAGCCGCAGGTAATATACAGGGTAGCTTGTTTGGTAACCTTGTAGGTAATGTTACTGGTAATATATCTGGCAACGTAACAGGTACAATTACAGGTGATACTTCAGGTAACTCGGGCACGGCAACAGCACTACAAAATTCCAGAAACTTTACTGTAGGTAGTACAGATGTAGCTTTTGATGGGTCGGCAGACGCAGACCTTACAGAAGCAGTACAAGATACAGTAGGAGCAATGTTTAGCTCAAATACTGAAAATGGTGTTACAGTAACATACGCAGATGTAGACGGTACAATAGACTTAACAGCTACTGCACTTTACAACGGTACTACAAAACAACTGGAAACTACCTCCACGGGGTTGCAAGTTTTTGGTACTATTCTTCCAGACGCTACGGAAACTTACGATTTAGGATCTCCTACTAAGAGATTTAGAAGAGGCTATTTCGATGAAGGTACTATATTCTTAGGCACACAAGAACTTACTGCTGATAGTACCGGTATTTCTGTTTCTGGAAACTTTACCGCTAATAATATTACTGGTACACTAACAGGTAACGCCACGGGTACAGCTTCTAGCTTAGCCACAAGTAGAAACATAACTATAGGCTCAGTAGCTCATGCTTTTGATGGGTCAGCCGATGTTGACCTAACCGAAGCTATCCAAGACACCGTAGGTGCCATGTTTAGCAGTAATACGGAAACTAATATTACTGCAACATATCAAGATTCTGATGGTACTATAGACTTAGCTGTTACGGCCGCTTCGTCAGCAGGTGGAGTAACTTCTGGAGGCAGTGTTGTAACTACTAGCGATAGCGCTCCTTCTAGCCCTAACGATGGAGCCCTCTGGTTCGATACAACCGGCTTAAAAATGTACGTCTACTATGCTGATGGCAGCTCGTCTCAGTGGGTAGAGAGTACACCAGGAGCAGGAGCAAGCTCAGATTCAGCTGCAGTAAGTATAAGTGAGACAGGCCCCTCTAATCCTGACGAGGGTGCCCTGTGGTTTGACCCAAGTAACTTAACACCTTATATCTATTATAATGATGGAAATAGTTCTCAATGGGTTGAACTTACACCCGCGCCTTCAGGAGCAGGAGGAAGTGGGGTAGTTAAGTTTGCAGAACAAGCAGCTTCCGCAACACTTGTAGCAGGCAACAAAAAAATAGTAGATACTTCTTCGTCAGCTATTACATTGACTCTCCCAGGCACGGCGTCCATTGGAGATGAAGTGCATATAATTGATGGTACAGGAAATGCTTCTACTAACAATATAACTATAGCTAGAAATGGGCATAAAATTCAGGGTGCTGCGGAGAACTTAATAGTCTCTACTGATAGAGCGGCCTTTCAGTTAGTATACTATAACGCTAATAACGGCTGGGTTCTCATAAATAGGTAATAAAATGACAAACTATATAGACATTAAAACAATATCAGCAGGTGTATCTACTACAACTGTGGCTGATATGGGAGCTTTGGCAGCTTTAACAGGAGTGTCCTCCGGAGATCAAGCATATGTTACTGCTAATAACAAGTTTTTCTTGTATAATGGATCCGGTTGGTACCTAATTGCAACAGTACAGAATAACGCTCCAAGCAGTATAACAGGAGTTAATTCTAGCTATGAGCTTCTTCAGAATGGCACAGCAACTACCGTTACCGCGGTATCTACAGACCCCGAAGGCTTCCCTCTTACATGGTCCTATGCTGTTACAACCGGAGCTTTAGGGTCTACGGCTACTGTATCACAAGCAGATAATGTGTTCACTATAACTCCTTCTACTTCGACTGGAGGAACCTTTACTCTTACTTTCAGTGCTACTGATGGTACGAACGGAGCAGTGAGTGCCGCGGCAGCATTTAGCTTATCTTTTGGTATAGACGTAACCTACCAAAGGGCTGTAACAGACCCCGATAATGATACGACTTTTTTCGATAGACTCGACTCAGAGATTAGCGTAGGGGGCAATCGTTTAGCAGTTCCTAGGCTTGATGCAACAGCAGCAGACCAAGAAATACACTTATATTCTATAGATGACGGAAGTTTCGAGAGAAGTATACCCGCCGAGTCTGGTAGAGACGCTTTTGCTTGGCTGGGATATGCACTACAGCTGTCTCCCAATGGCACCAGATTAGCCGCAGGATCTATGTACGAGCCAATGAGCGGTACATATACTAGAACAGGTGTGGTTGATATATACAATGCGGCAACGGGAAGTTTAATAAGAACACATAGTAACCCCGTTACAAATGTCTCTAACGGCTACTTTGGTAATGGAGTTGCCTGCAATAATACATATGTTGCGATTTCATCGAATAACGCTACTTCCGGGTCTAGAAAAGGGATAATTTATATTTACAACTTATCAGATGGGTCTCTAGAGAGAACTATTGAAAATCCTACTACTGTTGTCTCGGGGTACGCCGATAAGCACTTTGGGGCATGTATGGATATGAGCGGCGACTATCTTATTGTAAGTCACCAAAAAGAAACTGTTTCAAGTAATGACTATGTAGGAGCAGTTTATATTTATGATTTATCCGATGGTAGTTTACTAAGAAAAACTTCTTGGCCCTCTGACTTTACTTACTATTCAGATTCTACTCCTAATTTTGGACATCTTGTTAAGTTTAATTCAGATGGAAGCAAGTATGCCGTAACTGCACTTAGGAATCTTCCTGCTGCTTCTGCGGATGCAACCACGCAGAAAGGCTTAGGACGTGTTTATGTATTTAATACATCTACTGGCAGTCTTGAGAATACTTTTACAAATCCAAATACTGGGGGGCAGGTATATAACAGCTCTACCAGCGAAACTATATTCGGGTTTGACCTCGACTTTAATAATTCTCAAATATTTATAGGAGATCATCGCTACGGAGATTCAAGTAATCGTTTTCTTGGAAGAGTGTATGAGTATGACCTATCTGATAGCTCTTTAACAGCCACTATTGATAAACCAACTTCATTGGATTCTGGCTCTGTAGACAGTTTTCAAGAGCTAGGAAGAGGGGTTAGGATATCAGCAAACAACGAATTAATTATTACATGTACTGGAGCAGGTACGAGGCGTGTAATAATATACGGAGCCTCGTAGGAGAAATAAATGGCATTTACAGATTTTACAAATAGCCCAAATAATGGGGATACTATCACAGTTACAGGTGGAGTGTATACCTATATCTCCGCTAAAGCTAGATGGGATTTTACTCCTTCAGCTTCCGCCTCCTCAGTAACCTCTGAAGAAGTACAAGATATTGTAGGAGCTATGTTTAGTTCTAACACCGAGACAGGTATAACAGCTACTTATCAAGATGTGGATGGAACAATCGATATAGTTATAGCTGATGATGGTATTGATTCGCAGCATTACGTAGATGGTAGTATTGACACAGCTCATTATGCTGATAACTCTATTACAGGTGATGAACTAGCTGATAATATAGTAATAGCAGGCACACTTCAAGCAGCTGGAGGTTCAACTAACGGTGTAGCAATATCACAAGGTGCTATAGAAATTAAAAATGGCGGCTCTAAGTCTTATATAGATTTATACTGTGAATCAGGTAATGCTCACTATACTAGAATAGAGGCGGCTGCTCACTCAGCATACTCAGGAAATGTTACTGTAACTTTACCCACATCAACAGGTACACTTGCTCTTACTTCCGGCGATATTACAGGATCAGCAGCTACTTTAACTACTTCAAGAAGTATTGGAGGAGTAGCTTTTAACGGTTCCGCAGATATTAGCTTACCCGGTGTTAACACTACAGGAAGCCAAGATACTACAGGAAATTCTGCCACGTCCACCACCTTAGCTACAGCTAGAAATATAGGTGGGGTATCATTCAATGGTTCTGCCGATATTAACTTGCCCGGCGTTAATGCAACAGGTAATCAGAACACCACTGGCTCTGCAGCTACTATAACTACCGCTAGAAATATAGGTGGGGTATCATTTAATGGCAGCGCAGATATTAACCTACCTGGAGTTAATGCATCTGGTAATCAAGATACTTCTGGTAATGCAGCCACAGCCACTACTCTGGCAACAGCTAGAAGTATAGGTGGAGTGTCTTTTAACGGTTCTGCCGATATTATTCCTAATATTGTAACTGATACTACTCCCCAGCTCGGGGGCAGCTTAGACGTTAATGGTAATACAGTAACCTCAACAAATAATGGAAATATAGAAATAGACCCCGATGGCTCTGGCTTATTTAAAATAAAAGGAAATTCAACTGCAGGGTCGGGCTCTTTAACTCTTAACTGTGAGCTTAACAGTCATGGAATAAAACTACAAGGGCCTCCTCATAGCGCGGGTGCTTCTTATACTCTTACTTTTCCGGATAATGACGGTAATGCAGATCAAGTAATAAAAAGTGATGGAAGCGGAAACCTAGCTTTTGTAGATCAAATAAAAACAATTCAAGCAGAGCTTACTATATCTGATGCTGCTTCTGCCGGAGATGTTATTGTATATGAATCTGCAAATTCTCAGTATGCAACGGCCGGAGAAAGCACTATAGCGGCTTCTGTAAATAGCGTTTTGTCTTCTGTTAGCAGTGTATTAGACACATCATCATATGCAACAAACGGAGTACTAGTGCCTTCTTACAGCAGTAAAATATTTATTGCAACGTATGAAAGTAGTTCGTACTATTTTAGATGGATTACTCCAAATACTAATGGAACATTTACTATAGGAAGTACAAACTCTTTACCTAGTATAGCTAGCAGTGGAATACAAGGTATGTTTTTAGTAGCTAGCAATAAAATTGTTCTAGTTGCTGATGATTCCTCAAACACTATATATAATGTAGGAACGATTAATACTTCTACTGGTGCTATTTCTTGGCAAGCAAGCAATAGCACATTGTGGAGTGGTACTACTAGCCATATCGGGCAAAATGCATTCGTTTATGATGATAATGATGGTAAATGGATAGTAACATACGTAGATGGCAATGGGCTCTCGCAAATAAGAGCACTCACATATGATAGCAGTAATGACAGTATAGCCGCAGGCTCGGTAGTAGCACTAAAAACTGGGACTCCAATTAGTTATTATAGTTCAAATATAGCGTATGACCCGACTAAAAATGCAGGATTAGTTATTTATGGTGTCGGTAACACTACCGCCACTATCAAAGTATACTATAGGAAATGGACTTCTTCTAATGGCACTATTACACTCGGGACAGAGACGGAGCTAACAGCAGCTACCGGGACCCTGACCCCTAATCCTCTCGGAGCTAATATTGTATTTAACCCTATAGTAAACAGATTTTTAATGATATACGGGTGTACTTTTAATGATGGATTTAATACCAGAACCCGAAAAACTCTTTATAACAGTGCCACCATAGAAACTAATGGTACAGTAACCATAGCAAATAAAGGGTCGCATGAAGTAACTCATGACTACCTTTTTTCTTCCCCGGAACGGTTGACAATAGATACAGATACGGGAACTTCTATGATTCTTACGAACGGTAGTTATAATAGCAACCGTAGAACTAGACTCGATAGACTTACTATGGCGGCCAACGGTGCTGTGAGCGTTTCAGCTACTACTATTGAAACGGGAGGTGTTAGTATTTATATGGGCCCTCTTGTCTATAGTCCTTTAGTAAAGAAGACTATGGCTATTATAAGAGAGAACGGTTCTGCTTCAGATTTTAATTCTGTACAAAATAGTATTACGGAAAGTAATATTGATAATACAATAGTAGGCATTGCTGAAGAGGCTATCTCAGCAGGAGCCACAGGAACGGTAAATCTAGTAGGGGGCTTGGACAATAATCAATCGGGTTTAACAACAGGCTCTACGTATTATCTTACTTCTAACGGAACTCTGAGTACCACTGCCGATAGTTATAACAAGAAACTAGGTATTGCTATTTCAGCAACAGAACTAGTGATGGAGCATACTACTGTGGCTGCGGGAGGCTCGGGAGATATAGAAGGAGTAACGGCAGGAACAGGACTCTCTGGAGGAGGTACTTCAGGTAGTGTAACTTTAAATGTTGCAGATCTAACAGTATCTGAGCTGGCTGCGGATTCAATACAACTAAGCTCCGAGTCTTTTGTCGATAATGATACATCTTTGATGACTTCCGCAGCAATTGAAGATAAAATTTTAAGTTACGGCTATTCAGCTGGAGGTATCGGTTCTGTGCTTGCCGATACTACCCCACAGCTTGGAGGATCGTTAGATGTTAATGGACAAAGCATTATAAGTGCCAGTAATGGCAATATAGCCATTACTCCTAATGGTACAGGCGATATTATACTAGATGGCCAAAAATGGCCTCAAGCTGATGGAAGTGCTAATCAAGTTTTGAAAACAGATGGTTCTGGGCAGCTCAGTTGGGCTGCCCAAAGTGGTGGGGGAGGCGGAGCTTCAGTATCTACTTCGGATACGGCTCCAAGTAGTCCTTCATCAGGAGACTTATGGTTTGATACAACTGAGCTAACTCCCTATATTTACTACGCTGATGGTAGTAGTAACCAATGGATTGAATTCGCAAATCCGGACGTGGGAGGAACAGCAGGACTTGCTTTAAATGATATATCAGATGTTTCTACTTCTGGTGTATCGTCTGGTCAAGTATTGAAGTATAACGGATCTAGCTGGGCACCCGCTGCGGACTCAACAGGAACCGGAGGAATAGCTTCTGTAGTTGCTGATACTACACCGCAACTTGGAGGCAACTTAGATGTTAACGGGCAGGACATAGTCTCTGCCAGCAATGGAGATATTGAGCTAGATCCAAACGGTTCCGGTGTAGTTATATTCAAGGGAAATGCAACTAAGGGTGCTGGTCAATTTAAGTTAAACTGTGAGAACAATTCACATGGAATAACTATTAAGGGACCGCCGCATAGTGCTGCTGCTTCTTACACTTTGACACTACCTAATAATGACGGAGATGCGAATCAAGTTCTTAAAACAGATGGTTCTGGGCAGCTCAGTTGGGCAGCACAAAGTAGTGGTGGAGGAGGTCTTGTAAAAGCATATAGGTACGATGCAGTACTAGCAACTAATGTCAGCACAAAACGTATTTATTTACATCAAGCATTTTCCTCGGTATTAATAGACGCGTTTGTGTCTGTTGCTCCTGCAGGATCTAATGCCACTTTTTCTATAAAGAAAAACGGCACTTCGTTTCAAACAATAACAATTACGGATGGAAATACTTCCTCTGTTAATACTAACAATACCACTGCATTTGCAGAGGGAGATTATATAACTGTAGATATTACAGCAGTAGGAAGTACTACTGCTGGAGAAAATCTATACCTTGTACTTTCATTTTCATAATTAAGGAGATTCAATTATGTACGCAAAACTAAAATTTAACAGCGGTGTTTCACCAGCTCTAGCTATTCGAGATATTGTTAGACTAATCACGGAGTCTGCTGCAGGAAGCGCTTCTTTGTCAAATCTGGGGTCTATTGATACATCTAGCTCTACTCTTACGGCAGGGGTGAACAGTGGTTGGACGCTTTACACGGGTCAAAGCATTCCGGCTAATAGTACGGCTGCAAGTGCGACATCAGATTCATTTTATACCTTACAAGCTACATCAGCCACTAATAGTCGCACAAAATATTGTGCAATTCATGGTAATTGTCACTTCAGTTCTGGGTCAGGCATGACATATACCAACACCAACGCCGCCGGAATATTGATAAGTAATGTGAACGACCCTACTTTGTCTAACGCAAACACAAACTATAATTTTGGATCAGGGTATAACTCTACTAATGCTGCTTATATGAATGACCAGGGCTTTATTGTTCCATCTATGTATGCAAGTCCTATTTATATTTGGGCAGATCCTACTCGAATTATTATGTATTCAGATACCTGGTATAGTGGAAGAGGGCCGTTATTCACAGGCAACTTTGAGGGCAATCAAGGCCCCCTTGATGTATGGAAACAAAAATGCCCTACTATGACTTTATTTGATACTACTTACAACCTTGCTACACAAATGGGTACTGAAGGCATGGGTAGAGGAGATAGTTACTGGACCGGAGGATACGGTAGAAGATATATGCAACTACATAATGTGACCAGTCATGGCCCCATGCCAGGCACTACAGCAGCCCATATATTCTCCCCTGCTTATACTCACACTTCACTAGGGATAGTGCATAGTAATATTCGGGCCATGGATACCTCTCTGACAGAGGTGAACACGACCACCATAAGACAAGCCTGGGGAGATTATGGTAGGGCAGAAACTAGTATATTAAATAACCAATCCGCCTCCTCTTATACTCAGGGTTTAGCAACTCATAAAGGTTTTGATAGCTCAGGAAACTCTACTTTAGTAGCAGAACCTATGTATTACAGGGCTCCCGGGGCTAGTCCTACTACCTATGACTTTTCTACTTTAACTAATACTTGGAGAGTTCCTTCGAATATTGGCACTAACGGAGAAGTAGTTACTATTGGTAGCGATACATATACTTATATTACAATGGATGCCACATCTAGTAACTCTTACTTAATTAAGAATACTTAGGAGTATTATAACATGGCACTAACTATACAAGATGCAAGCGGGAATGATGTTACAGTTACTTCTTTATTAATTGCTGATATTCCACCAGGGTTATTTAGCTTAGGTATATCCGGCTTTATTAGCAATTCATGGTACTTTGGTACTGATGTACCTCCAGATTTGCAAAGTTTTACCTTCCCCGCCAGGGGAGCAGGCGGCTCTGCAGCCGTAGACCCAGAGGGATGGGAGTAATTTATGGAAATACTAACAACTTTAAAAATATCAAAGGGAATTCACAATAGTGAAAATATTTTAACAGGAGTAATACTGACTTTAACTTGCGCAGACCCCGAGGAAGCGTCAAATACAAAAGACTTTACTTTTTCGTGGATACCCCCTTCAGACATTGATGCGACAACTATGGCCGATGTTTTAACCTGGGATAATTTGCACAATAATGCAATACTAGCAGGTGACTATCCTCTTTTTGTTGATATTTGTACTAGAGAGTGTGAGCTACTCTGGGCGGGCAACACAGCAATCGCAGTAGATGTTTCTATGGGGGATGAATAAATGGCAATTAACTTTACAGATAGCCCTAGCGATGGAGCTACTATTACAGCAAATGGAACAACATATACATACAGAAGTGCTTCTACAAAATGGGAGATTACAGCATCTAGCATAATATCCCCGGTAACAGCAGTTGCTAATATGACAGCATTAGTTGCGTTAACAGGAATGGCTACAGGTGACCAAGCATTTGTTACTGCTAATAATAAACTTTTTCTGTATAATGGTACGGGGTGGTATTTAGTCGCAACAGTGCAAAATAACTCTCCAAGTGCAATAACGGGTGTTAGTAGCAATTATGCTCTTGCCACAGACGGAACAGCAACTACTATTACAGCAGTATCTACAGACCCAGAAGGCATTCCTCTTACATGGTCTTATGCCGTTACTACAGGCTCGTTGACTAACGGAGGAGGCGCGAGTGCTACTGTATCCCAAGCAGATAATGTGTTCACTATAACTCCTACTACTAATACTTCTTATGCGGGAACATTTAGTATTACATTTAGCGCTACTGATGGTGTTACGGGTGCTGTGAGTGCTGTCAGTGCCTTTACTCTAACATTCGCGGCGGATTGGTCTTCCGTTTCTCAGCAAGCTAAGATACAATCTTCTGATATACAAGCAGGAGACCAGTTTGGGGTAAATGTTCACATAGCTACAAATGGTGATACAGTAGTGGTTGGGGCGCAGGCAGAAGATACAGGGGGCACAACCGCAGGCGCTGTATATGTTTTTACGCGCTCAGGAACCACATGGTCTCAGCAAGCTAAACTACAGCCGTCCGACGTAGCTGCGGGGGATACAGCAGGTTTTCAAGTCTCTATTTCGGGGGACGGAAATACTCTTGTATTAGCCTCCCACGGTGATGATACTGGTTATACAGGAGCGGGGGCTGCATATATATTTACTCGCTCAGGAACTACATGGTCCCAGCAAGCTAAATTAGTTGCTTCTAACCCGGGAGAGTACGATTCTTTTGGAAAAGGAGTTGGTATTTCTACTGATGGTAATACAGTACTAGTAGGTGCAACTGGCGAAGATACTGGAGTTACTGACGCGGGGGCTGTCTATGCTTTTACTAGGTCAGGAACTACTTGGTCCCAACAAGCTTTCATACAATGCTCTGATCGAGCACAATACGATGGATTTGGAGCCCAGATAGCCGTGTCAAGCAATGGAAACGATGCTATTATAGGAGTGAAGGAAAAATCTGGAGGAGGTGCTGCATATGTATTTACTCGTTCTGGCACTACTTGGTCTCAACAAGCTAAGATACTATCTTCAGACTTGCAAACAGGGGATGCATTCGGAAGTAATGTAGATATTTCGGATAATGGTGCTACAGTCATTGTTGGGGCCCCTACTGAGGACACAGGGGCCTCAAATGTTGGTGCCGCATATATATTTACTCGTTCAGGTACTAGTTGGTCTCAACAACAAAAAATACAAGCTTCCGACAAACAGATTTACGATAACTTTGGAATAGCTGTTGGCTTAGACACAACAGGAGATCTAGCTATAATAGGAGCTAATTATGAAGACACAGACTACGGTAATGCTGGAGCTGCTTATGTTTTCACAAGGGACGGGACTACTTGGTCAGAAGAGTCAAAAATAACTCCTACTGACTCAGCTAGAGCAAGTAATGATCAATTCGGATATCATTTAGCAATTAGCAGCGATACTGCTATTGTAGGCGGTTTTAACGTTGAAGGTGAAGGCGCTGCCTACATATTTACAGCATAGATTTCCAAAGGAGAAATAAAAAATGGCAATTAATTTTACAGACAGTCCCAGTGATGGCGATACTATTACGGCAAACGGTAAAACATACACGTATGAGAGTAGTAGTGCTAAGTGGAAAGCATCTGCGGCAGATAGTGGTGGCGGAGGTGGTGGTGTAACTACATATGCAAATATAGCAGCTCTTCCTAGCTCAGGAAATACTGGAGGAGACCTAGCATTTGTAACGGATGTGAAAGCTTTTTATGGCTGGGATGGCACAGAGTGGGATAGAGTTTTTTCAGGGAAAAATATGCTTCCTGAGTTCACTACTAGTCCAGCAGCTTCCTACGACCTAGCAGCTGACGGCACAGCAACTACTGTTACTGTAGCTGCTACAGACCCCGAAGGGTTTGCTGTTAGTTATAGTCACGATACCTCTCCAACTAATCAAGCTCAAGCTACAATTACTCAGAGTGGAGGTACATTTACAGTAACTCCTAGTACCTCTAGTTCTAATGCGGGAACATTTACTGCTAGATTCAAGGCTTTTGATGGTGTAAGAACTAATAGTGCTTCTTCAACATTTAAGCTTAGCTTTTATCCTGGAGGCATCTCCCCTTACGGTTGGTGGGATTTTGGTGAGTCTTCTAGTTACGGAGGGTCAGGCACTACTTGGTCAGATATTTCCACTAATAGTAATGATATGACTTTTTCAGGAGGTACTTACACATCAAGTAGTAGTACCCATAGTGTTCCCACAATGCAGTTTGATAATTCAGGGGGCAACTTCATATTTCCTTCGGATGTTAGGTCTAACGCCAAGACATATGTAATGATATTCTATCAACCTACAAATGCTAACTTTATGCTGATGGGGGACGGTACGACTTCTCGCTATCATTTTTACTTCGTAAATGGTAATGCTGGACTTTTTAACGCTCCGGGCTTCTCTGCTTGGACAGGAGAGACTATACTACATTATGTAAATGGCTCCACACCTCCTACAAGTAAAGATGTGGCTGCTGATGCTCTTGACTACACAAAGTATAATATGGCTGCTGTAACAGGTCTGGATGTGACTTCTCACTCATATAGGTGGATGGGCTATTCTGGTCTACAGAGAGCGGCGCACGTAAGAGCAGTACTAGCATATGATAGTATATTAACAACGACTCAATTGGCATCAATATCTAGTTATTATAGCGACGAGCTAGGATCTAGCAATATGACAGCTTGGTCATCATAGTAGAATAAGGAAATAAAATGGCAATTAACTTTACAGATAGTCCCAGTGATGGAGACACAATAACAGCAGACGGTAGGACTTATACTTACAATAGTTCGGCTGCAAAATGGAAAATTACTGCTAGCAGTAGTGGTACTGGGTCTCCTATGGCGATCTCTGACACAGCTCCGGGCAGTCCTTCAAGCGGAGACTTGTGGTTTGATACAACTGAACTAGTACCTTATATTTACTATGCGGATGGAACTAGTAACCAGTGGGTTGAGTTTTACCCTGCTTCTGGCAGCTCGGGAGGAGGAGGAGGAGGAGGGGGTGTAACTACGTATGCAAATATAGCAGCTCTACCTAGCTCTGGTAATACTGGTGGAGATCTAGCATTTGTAACAGATGTAAAAGCTGTATATGTGTGGGATGGTACGGAGTGGGATAGACTTTTTAGTGGACAAAATATGCTTCCTGAGTTTACTAGTAGTCCAGCCGCTTCTTACGACCTAGCAACTGATGGTACAGCAACTACTGTAACAATAGCTGCTACAGACCCCGAAGGGTTTGCTGTTAGTTATAGTCATGATACCTCTCCAAGTAATCAAGCTCAAGCTACAATTACTCAGAGTGGAGGCACATTTACAGTAACTCCTAGTACCTCTAGTTCTAATGAAGGAACATTTACTGCTAGATTTAAGGCTTTTGATGGTGTAAGAACTAATAGTGCTTCTTCAACATTTTCATTAGGTTTTGGCCCAGATAGTATATCAGGCTTAATAGGTTGGTGGGACTTTGGAGACTCCACTAGCTATGGAGGGTCAGGCACTACTTGGACTGATATTTCTTCTAATAGTAACAATATAACTTTTAGCTCGGGAACATATTCTTCTAGTACAAGTGCACATAGTGTAGCTGCAATGCAGTTTACACTGGGCGGGTATGGTACAGGAAACTTTGCCTTTCCTAGTGCGCTTGCGAGCACAGCTAAAACTGTTATTCTAATTTATCATACACCGACTTCTCTAGCGAATACTCTCCTGTGGAACTTAGGAACCAACAGTTCTAGTTATTTGTATGTAGCACAAGATGCAGGTACCTCAGCACCTTTTGGCGGCTATAGCCCTCACAGCGGAGAAAGTATAGTTCATAGAGCTAATGGTAGTACCGCTTTGAGTACTAGAGATGCCATATTCGACGCGCTTGATGTTACTAAATATAACAGTGCTATAATCTCAGGAGCCGTATTCACTAGTGGTACCAGGTTTAATGGATATATTACTGGCAGCTTTAGAAAGTCGCATGATGTTAGAGCACTTGTTGTTTTCGATAGTGTATTAACAACAACTCAAATGGAACTAGTACACAGCTATTATAGGTCTCAATTAGGAGCTTCAAATATGACAGCTTGGTCATAATATAAAAAAAGGGGCGTAAGCCCCTTTCTTTTTACTCCTCTACTGGAGCTAGTGCTGACCCAAGGTCTGCGACAAACCCATCTTTCGCTCGAGTGAGCTGGTGGGTTTTTGCTCTTAGCGGAGCTAGCTGAGTATCAATGTCTTGAATTTGATTCACTAGATACTTTTGCTCATCTGTAAGATCTGCAATTGGATATTCTTCTCCATTGAAGTTTAATACAGGATTTTCTTCTACTTCATCGGTCATTATAAGGTTCCTTATTTAAAAATGTCTTGCCAGTTACCTGTAGTACTAGCGCGAGAGTACTCAGTGGCACGTTGTTCGAAAAAGTTAGCGTGTTCTACGCCATTTAACATATAATCT